TCGACGATCGCCCGTTTCTATTCATCGATATCGAGGGGTTCAATAAAATATTGCCGCCCAAGGTGCTCGCCAGCGCCCCCTTGGAACCCGAGCGCTCTACGGCTGGGTATGTCATGCCAGGACCATCGAGTATCAACTGAAACTCCGCATTGGAACAATGATTTTATAAACCCACAGGAGAGAGTAATGGAAAAAGCCAAAACAAAGAAGGTTAACCAGGCTGGACACAACCGCATCACTGAACAACGACTGGCGTAGCACGCTGCGCGTATAGATGCATTGGACGAGGCGATCTGTCCCCGCGTCGCGGCCCGCTTGACCGCTCTGGAGCGACATTATGGCTTTCAATTGAAAACGGCGCTGGATAATGACGCAGATAAAGCGCGTGTCGCGGCCCGCCTCACGGCGTTGGAAAAACGTTTTCCTGAGAATGCCGAGCTTCGACTGCAGCGCCTAGAGCAGGGGTTTGCTTTGAAGGCTGGCCGCCCCGCGCCGACTCGACAGCTTAGCGAAGCACGCGAGGGGTACCTTGTTAATCATATTGGACGCCAGTTGATGCAAGCTGCCAGTATTGGGCGCACGCTGACTGTGGTAGAGGCAGTCGCGGCAGCCCGCGAGATTGTCCGGGAGATCGAAAAGGTGTAACGATCCTGATGCTGCTAGAAAGCTGGCAGCATTGGGATATTTAAATCTGGAGTTCTCAAATGGAAGAGCTAAATCGTTTGCAGTTGATCCACGACATCCTAAAGCCGTGCCTCATGCTAGGAGGTTTTTTCCTGATGTTGTTGCTCCTGCTGAATTTCTGGTACTGCTGGAAAGACTGAGATGACGCTCGAAGACAAACTTCGTCAAGCCCGCATAACCGTGGCACGACAAAAAGCACTGGAGTATCTAGGTCCCGCCTGGATACTCCACTGGACGAAAGACAGAACCCAACGTAAAAGGAAAAATAATGTTAGGACTATGTCAAATGACGGACACTAGGTCATACGTTGTTGGTACCATGCGCCCATTGAAACTTGAGTACAACACTGGACCAACGAAGTGGGGGGCAACCTCAGCTAGTTTTGCCATGTATGTACACGGAATTCAGAATTTACCGAGGAGAAAACACGTGCCGAGTTTCACAGCGAAGCATTACACGGCCATTGCCGATGTGATCCACACCGAGCGTATGAAGATCAAGACCATCAACCTGCACCGCGACGGCGAGCCGGATGCGATCACCGAGAATGCGTTGACGCAGACCAATGCGTTCACGCTGGCAATGGCTAAGCTGTTCTCCGAGGACAATCCGAAGTTCAAACAGATGACGTTCATTGCGGCGTGCAACCGTGATCTCATCGACTGATCCGTGGCTAGACTTCCGCAAAAACACTGGTGAATTTCGGAAGTGGTTGCATGTATGGAGTTATACTGGCGGCTCCCCGCGCCCTCTTTATGATGAGGAATTTCACTACCATTGTCCGTGGGCACCGCTGCCCTGGGTGATCCGTGAGCCGCCCAGCGGCGAAATCCTGCTGGCAATGCGCGGTATAGGGATGACGGCTCGCTGGCCCGGGGAGTGGCCGCGTTTCGATCCAAGCAGGGTCCCGGCACAGATACTCCCAATTTATGGAATGGTCCTACCAACAGCCGCAGAGGGTGCACTTCTGGCGCATCTTCGCAAGCTGCGGCTTCAGAGCGTAGGGCAAGCAGAATATATGCAGCGTCTTAGTCGTCGATACGTTTTATTTCCCAAACCGAAGGAGAAGTTGAATGCGCATTCTCGATCTTCAAAAGATCGCACCCCGTTTGTATAAAGCGGGCAGCACGGTCTCACTGATAGGCCCCCCGGGCTGCGGCAAGACTGCCGTGATCCGTGAGGTAGTCACCAAACAGCTTTCCGCTGAGTACGGCGAGGAGTTCGGATTTCATGATTCTCTCGCCCCGACACTGGACGCCCCTGACTATAAGGGATTTTTACTCCCCCACAAAAATGCAGACGGCAGCGCCGGATCTTCTTTTACCAGAAGCCCGGAACTTCCTAGCAAGGAGTATCTGGAACAACATCCCCGAGGTATCTATCTGGTGGACGAATTGTCGTCTGCCGAAATGCTTACACAGAAGGCTCTGGCGTCTGTGCTCCTCGATAAGCAATTCGGAAACGAGCGCTTGCCTGATGGTTGGCAAGTATGGGCGGCTTCGAATCGCATGTCTGATCGCGCGGGCGTGGTGCGACAGCCTTCTCACGTTCGCAATCGTGTCCGCGAGATCAACATCGAGAACGACGCGCTGAGTTGGGCGGTATGGGCAGAGACAGCGGGGATACATCCGCTGATCATTGCATGGGCGAAGCAGAACCCGACGGTGGCTTTTTCAAATGAAGTCCCTGCGACGGATCGGCCGTTCGCTACCGCCCGCTCGCTGGCCCGTGCGGCGGCATTTTTGCAGGTGGACTTGGAGCGCGACGACGATGGCAAGATCATCACCATGGAACTCCCGAGCGATGCGCTGTCGATGCAGGCCGTCATGGGGGACATCGGCGAAGGCGCGACGGCGGACATGTTCGGGTATCTGAAGGTACACGACCAGTTGCCGACCTTGGATGAAATCATGGCGGACCCGAAGACAGCAAAGTGCCCGAAGGATCTCAGCGCGGGCTGGGCCAGCGGGCAAATGTGTATCCACTATGCCAAGGGCAGCAACATCGACAAGCTGTGGCAGTACACCGAGCGCTTGCCCAAGGAAGTACAGGTATCCATGGCAAAGAGCTTGCTGGAGCGGTCAGGTTCGGCTCTGCTGAACTCGCCCGCTTTGATCAAGTGGATTCACGCCAACAAGGCGTTGATCAACATGAGCAACGGTTGATGTTCGGCGCTATCCACACGTATCTGCTATGGCAGTTTTGGATCACGGTGGTCACGGTCATTCTGAGATTCGGAGTGACGGCATACCGGGAACAAATAAACGCCGGCACGGTGATATTCGTTCTAGCGGCTGCGTATATGGCATGTTGGGAAGCTACTTTGCTGGGCTGGTTTAACTAGGCAGCGGGGATGGACTTGGCAACAGGTTCATCTCCAGTGCCATTCGCACTCACAGGAGAATCAATGTCTGACCCACGACAGCTAAATGATGCTCTCGCGGCCAACTACATGCTCGTGGACCTCCAGTTGAAAAGCTGGGGTTCCAAGAAAACAGACCGTGCTGTGTCGCAGGAGACTATAGCTTCAAAGGGCGCAACATCATCGGCCGGTAGGTTCGTGAAGAACTTGCTCGCCAATGCTGACGCCGAATTCCTAGAGGTGGTTCATTACCAGAACCAAATCCGGGCGCTGGTGTATTCGAGGACGCTGCCGTTCTCGGCCAACACCGACGGTGCCAAGCGCGGAGAGCGATTGGTATCGGCTACCAAGACTTTCGAACTCATGAAAGAGGTCAACCAAGTCAAGTATGAACACGACAAGGCTGTTACTCGTTTACAAGCCGTCTGGGACCAACGAGTCGGCGAAGCCCGCACAAACCTCGGGCTCATGTCCAGCGATATCTCTGACTACCCAACGGCGGCGGAACTTCCTGACAAGTTCGCTGTATCATTCGATCTTAGGCCGGTACCTGCCATGGCCGACTTTTCACGCGTGGCTGTACCCTCGGAATTATCCACCGCTCTTGGCGCTAGGCTCGCAGAACAGAATATGGTCCAGGCTGGCGTGGCTCTTTCAGACCTCAAGGAGAGATTGTTAGGTGAACTCCAGCGCATGGCCAAGCAGTTGACTAAGGCCGGAGACAAGCAGAAGACTCGCTTGTACGATAGTCTTGTAACCAACATGCAGGATCTAGTGGGACTCGCCCGCACAATGAATGTGCATGGAAATCCGGGCTTGGCGAAGCTGGCCGACGACATCGAGGTCCAGTTGCTCAAGAACCCGGTCGAAGTCTATCGCAATCACCCGGAGCAGGCGCAGGTTGTGGCTCAGGCCGCTGAGAACCTGTCTGTCGATGCCGCGCTGGATGCGATATGGAAGTAGTTGCGCCTGCGCCTTTATTCACGGATGACTGCATCGCGATGGTGATGCCGATGAAGCGTGGCGGCGTGATGAAACCTGGGGCCGTGCATTTCAAAGCCCGCGTGATCTTCAACATCAATGTCAAGAAGGGCATGTGGAAAAAGATGACGCGCGAGGTTAAGAAACCGCCCGCTGGATGGCGCTGCACTCGCATGTGGAGCTACGTCGTTCTCACTTGCACCGACATGGATTCGATGGCGAACATGACACAGGCGTGGTGTGAGAACTTCAAGGCTCTGCTTCACATCATCGAGGAAAAGGAATGAGCGAAATAGTTCAGCCCGCCGATCCCGTGGTGGTAAGGCGCACATTCTATGCGACCATCCGATTCGACAACGCGCCAGTGGATGACAAACTCTGGCTCAAGTGGAAAGGCCGCAAGGCTGCGAAAGGTTGGTCGGCTCGCCGCACGTTTCGGACTATGAAGAATTGGTCCAACAGCACCATGGTGCCGTGGGGCTACATCGTGTTCACGTGCAAGAAGGCTGAGTGTTACGCCAACATGACCCCCGAGGTCGTCGAGGACATCCTGGCAATGATCTCTCTACTCAAGAAGGTACCGTACAAATGACAATTGTTGACGACAACAAATTCGGCCCGCCGATCCGCATCTCGCAAATCCCGGAGGATATTTCCGTGATCGTTGCTCAGTGGGGACCAGCGTACAAAGACACCACGCATGTGTTCTTCGTTCGAAACGTGCTTATCGCCCGCACAACCATCACCGAAGAAATCGATGGGCGGCTTTACCGCTGGTGCGTGTTTCCCGATGGCCGCGTGCTGTTGGTGAACGAAGGCAACATCCGATCCAAGCGAATGATCAAGGGGTATGGCAATGGCCGCTAAGCAAATCACACCGCAGAATCTTCCCTCCAGTGCCAAGCCCGCACGTAAGCCTCTCGCGCCTGGTGAACGCTCATCATGTGTGACTGAGGCTATATCGGCGCTGCTTGTGCAGCAGCCGTTCTTCGCGTCGCTGGTACTCGACCTGATGAAGATCGAGGAAACTACGATTGTTCCAGGGCAGAACACTGCCATGAAGACTAGTGCCACCGACGGTAAAACCCTCTGGATCAATCCCGAGGAGTTTGAGCGCTTGAACATCCACGAGCGAGTGGGCGTCCTGGCACACGAAGTCATGCATGTCATATTGCAGCACAACTCCCGCATGGATATGTACAAGGCTCTGGGCGTAGGTCCAGACCTAAAGCAATTTTCGCCAAAGAAGTTCAACCAGGCGTGCGACTACATCATCAATGCTTACCTCACGCAAGCCGGGTTCAAACTGCCGCTGGGCACGCTCCAGAACTCTCAGGTGACTGGCGACGATATTGTGGACGAGGTATATCTCAAATTACCGGACGATGATGACAACGAGAACTTCGACGATCACTTGCCGCAGCCCGAGCAGTCCAGCAGCGTGGACAAGGCCATGATCCAAGCGGCAATGAAAAAAGCCGAGGAAATGTCGAAGATGGCCGGTAAAGACTTGCCCTCTGGTGCCAAGAGGTTGATCGACGAGATCTGTGAGCCGCACATTCCATGGCACGAACACTTGCGTAAGGCGATTACGACCGTAACACGGGGAAGGGATACGCACACATGGGCGCGTCCCAACCGTAGGAAACTGGCTACCCCTCCGCATGTGTACTGGCCAGGGAAGGCCGGTTTTAAAGGCCCACATATAGGCGTCGTGATCGACACATCGGGATCAATCGGCGAGGGCGAACTCAAGGTCTTCATGGGAGAACTCGGTGGAATTCTCACCGACATGGAGCCCGAGATGGTCTATGTGATGTACGTGGATGACCAGCTACACAACGACGAAGTCATAGAAGTAGATGACATCGCGCAATTGCCATCTGTGATGGAGAAATCTGGTGGAGGCGGCGGTACCGATATGACTATTGGTTTTCAGGAAGCCGCAGCCAGACAACTGCCTGTCGAGACCTTCGTGGTCTTCACCGATGGATACACTCCGTTCGGTGAGGACACCGGGATTCCTACCATCTGGGCCATGACCACGGAGAAGGAGGCACCATGGGGGACGACCGTCCATGTGGACATCAAGAAGTCGCTGTAGAATTCCCGGACTTCCTCTGCGTCGATTGCAACTACTACACCTGGACCGACGAATATTATATGGTCCAACACCGGCTGTGGACAAAGTATGGCGCGGAGACCGGGATGCTGTGCATCGGCTGTCTGGAGAAGCGGATGGGTCGGCAGCTTTGTGCCAAGGATTTCACGAACTATCCGATTAACTTTATGTTTCCGTCGAGCAAACGATTGTTGGAAGCCAAAAGGAGAACTCAATGAACGAAATAGACTTGATGACCACCGTACTTTTATCTTCGGGTGCCGGGTACCTACTCGGCAAACACTACGAGCGTAAGAGGGCGCGGGCTGCATTCAAAAACTTCCAGCAGCATGTAATTGGTTCTACCCAGGCTACCATTGCCGGGATTATGGACGTGGTACGGAAGCACCTACCCGAGTTGGATACGCCAACATTTATACGCGAGATAGTAGACGCCTGCAAAATTCACGGCGCTGAGATCGTGGCGTATAATCCCGCTACTCATCACACGATAAAAAGCGATGACAACAAGGCTGAGTAACGCGACGAAGTCGCAGGCGCTCTCCGACCTACGAACCCTCCTCAACAATGTGGTTGGGTTCGTAGGTTGCCCCATCACCGACCGCTCGCAGATCATCGCCATGTGGAACAGCAAGTTTCCCGAGAAGCTACTGACGGCCGTGCGTACAGTCGGCCTTTATGGCTTTGGTGTGGGTGCAGGGCTTAGTGCTGACACGCTTAGGTGGGTGACACGGATCGACGGCGCGCTTCACTGCGCGCTGGTTAAGCTCGACGAGGTCGGACCGTTCTCGCATGAAAAATTAAGACAGGGGATCGTCCAATACGCATTAGGTCTTAACATAGGCCCACTGATACAGCAGGGATTCTACAAGGAAATCTATCTCAATAACGACGCGCAAAAAATCACCACGCTCGAATTCACTGAGCAGGATATGTTAAATGTTTTGGGGGCCGACCTCACGGATGAGGTCATCTCATGGATGAAGCAGACCGCGATCATGCGCGACGAACTGATTACCGCGAACTTGGCACTCCAACAAATCTTCGACATGGCGCAGACGGCCGGTCAGATCAAACGAATGGTCCCAGACCTCTTGCAATATCTTCCCACACACCTACGGATAGCCTTCGAAGAACAGAAGCGCGCCAGCACCGTGCCATTCGAGTGGGCACCATTCCCAAAGGCCCACGTCGATGTTATGCTTACGCAGATCAACAAGGGACATCTGCTGCAAAACATGCGCAAACCCAACCGCAAAAACAACTCCGTCGAGCTACTCGACCGCCAAACTTGGACAAGGAGGGACTGCGAGTGGGTCGCGAAAGACTCTTAGGAGATGCGGAAGTTTGTTTCGGATCGGAGTGCCTATTTGGGCACAACAAGAAAGCTCCATGGGGAGTGCGTCAGCGCTTCGACACGAGCCACCTGCAATTCGCTTCGGCAGGTTGGTACCATCACGTATGGGGCATCGAGCATGAAGCGGACGCTCACGTCTTAGCTGATAGGATCAACACAGGAGAGTTCGATGGACGACGGTAAGTTTTGGGTTTTGATTTGGTCTATCATTGCCACGCTGATCATTACGGTGGCTACGATCATTGCGATTTCCACCACGATCAACAGCATTCAAGTCGAGCGCATCCGTGCGCAAGCACTGTCCGACAATCCGTCGCGCGCCGCACTCGATGTGACATGCGCCTTGGAGCGCGGTGGCAGTCAGGACATTATCTGCGCACTTCGCGCGTCTAAGTAACAGGAGCTTGAGATGATAAAAAGTAGATTGCTATTGCTGGCAGAACGTTTGGAGAAGATCCAAGCGACACCAAAAAAGAAGCGAACCCGCGAATTCGATATGAAGTCATGGGTTCACAAAAATAAATGTGGCACGGCGGCATGTGCCGTAGGCGAAGCGACGTTCATCAAACGCTTCCGCGATCTCGGTTTGCGTTACAGCGGACGACATGCCGGCCCTTCATTCAAGGGACATTTATACTGGTCAGCGGTACAAAAGTTCTTTGGTATTACGGCTCACGAAGCGACAAGACTGTTCGCGGCTTTGTACACGAACCACGATCCTGGCGACGTAGCTGCGTCGATTCGCGGGTTCGTGGAGATCGGCGCGATCTGATGACTCAACTCATTGACCTCGGCCTAGACTTCGAAACGTTTTACGACGGCGATTACTCCCTTCGCAAGATGGAGAATGCGCAGTACGTTATGGACTCTAGGTTCGAGGTCATTGGGTTCTCTCTGAAACTTCCCAGCCAGCCCGCGCAGTGGTACAGCGGCACCATGGACTATCTCTCAGGGGTCCTGAGAAATATTCCGTGGCACAAAGTCCGCGTCATTGCACACAACGTGCGGTTCGACGGCGCGATACTTGAATGGCGATTCGGATTCAAACCCGCAGCCTATCTCTGCACAATGGTTGGCAGCCGTCCGCACTTCGTACCCAAGACTGGGTCGGCTTCACTCGACTCAATTGGTCAACACCTGAAGCTGCAAGCCAAAGGCAACGTTGTACACAAGATGTTGGGCAGACATAGAGATGATCTGACTCCGAGCGAGATGGCCGAGTATGGAATCTATTGCGCTGGCGACACGGAGATAGCCTGCGGGATCGCCGACGAACTAAACCGCGTGCTGCCTATCGAGGAGCAGCAGCTAATCGATCTGACGCTAAAGAAGTATCTGCGGCCCAAGCTCCGGCTCGATGGTGCCAAACTGATCGCTCGCATCAACGAGCTTGACGCTGAGCGCAACGAGATGCTGAATCGGATCGAGCGCGACTATAAAGTTAGTGCTGCGACCCTACGTAGTAGGGATAAGTTTGCGAAGGTATTGACATCGCTCGGCGTTACGCCGCCGATGAAGCCCAGCAAACCGACTAAGGCCAACCCGCAGGGCGGAGAAACCTATGCGTTTGCCAAAGACGATCTCGCATTCAAAGAGTTACTGATCCACCCAGACATCCGAGTGAGGGAACTGTGTCACGCCAAACTTACCATGTCGTCGAGTTTGGAGCAGAGCCGTCCGCGCAGATTATTAGATTTGCACAACACCATGGATGGGATGCTACCTGTCCCGATGGTTTACTACGGCGCACACACTGGACGCTTCTCTGGGGACGAAAAAATCAACCTCCAGAATTTGCCTCGTGTCGAATGGGACAAGATAACGAAGAAGCTGAAGAAGGGACACTTACGCTTTGCTCTGCGTGCGCAACCTGGCTACTCAGTAATTGCCGCAGACTTCTCTAACATCGAAGCCCGCATAGTCGCGACGCTCGCAGGGCAAGACGATCTCGTGGAGAAATTCCGCAAGGGCGAGGACATATATTCGTGGTTTGCATCACTGATATATGGCTTCGTGGTAAACAAAAAAGATCATCCGCTCGAACGCTTCGTCGGAAAGACTTGTATTCTCGGGCTCGGCTACGGCATGGGCTGGAAAAAACTCCAGATGCGTCTGGCGTCCGACCCGGACAACCCTGTGGTATTGACAGACCGTGAGGCATCGCGCATCGTCTACCTGTACCGCGACACCTTCCCGAAGATCAAGGCCGTGTGGGGAACTCTGGATGCACTGTCCCAGAAATTCCTGACGGACCCGACCGGCATGTACGTGTGGAAGAACCTAACGTTCATGCATGAGCGGATCATCCTGCCGAACGGGATGCCGATCATGTACCCCGACATCGCGATGGGTCCCAACGGGCTGTACTTCAGGTCCAGGAAATTCAAAGCGCTCAGCGAAGATGAGACTCTGGATTGGCAAGATGGCAACAACATCTGGGGAGGGTCTTTCCTGGAGAACATCTGTCAGGCGCTCGCAAGAATTATAGCTACGCGATCCGAGATGCGGCTTACTGCTATCAACGTTGTGGCAGTATTGCAGGCGCATGACGAACTTGTGTTCCATGTGCCAACCGTATTAGTAGAAAAAGTCAAGCAGGCTATTGAGTTCGAGATGACAAAGAGCGTAGACTGGATGCCTAATTTACCAATAGCAATAGAGATGAAGCATGGAGATAGTTACGGTGCCGCGAAGTGAATTTTGACGTTCCCGAACTCGATTCAGTTGGTCAGCTTTGGTTTGCTGTGTTGCTTCAATCAATCGAAGATGCACTGAGTTTTTCACTCGATGAATCCACTATCTCATCGGCAAAATGTTGGTTCCGTGCGGATCGCGAGGATGTCGGATCATTTATATGGGTGTGTAATGCAATCAACGTCAACTCAGAAACCGTACTACAGCGAGTCCGTGAACAGTTTCGACAACGTCAACGACCGACTCTGCGTGAAAGCCCGGTTCATGGGAGCGATGGATGAACTCAACCCCAGCGACAATCCTGACGGCTTACCTGAAGTTCATGTCGCAGTGGACAGCGAGCGTCACGACTTCCTGGAGGACTGCTGGTGCGAACCCACGCTCGAATACAAGACCGAGTTTTGCCGCGTGTATCGTCACAGAAGGATCAATTGAAATGGCACAGCCTGAAACAGAAGGAAAACAATCGTGAGCAAAGCGATATGACGTGCGGGTTGCCCCTTGGATTCGGTAACAGCGGAGAGGTGAAGCCATGAGTTACGACGAAGGAAATAGGGCCGAGATTTCACGTGACGGCGATTGGGCGTATCGCGAACAATTGTTATGCCGATGGCAAGCGATCATCATTCAACCCAATGATCCAGTCCATGACACTCTGTGGAAAGAAACCCAAAAGGAACTTGGCTCTACGAATGATAGGGGAACGGACGGTGGCTGATCTATCGTGCCCTTGCCAGAACGGACGACCCTGTCACGACCGCTGTACGTGCCTCATGCCCTATTCTTCGAGCGGTTGCCGACACTGTTGTCGGTATGGAAGCAAGGAGCAGCGGGAAGCAATGGCGAATTTCATAGCCGATGCAATCGCTGCATTCACGAATGATGCCGCAGGAGAATCAATTGGCTGAAATCGCCTGGAGCTTCTCGCGCCTCATGAGCTATGAGACTTGCCCGCGCAAGTTCTGGCACGAGAGTGTTGGCAAGACGATACCCTTCGAGGAAACCGAAGAGATGTCGTATGGCAAAGACTGGCACAAGGGCGCTGAGTTGTTCATTAAACGCGGTGCTAAGTTACCGCTCAACATGCGCCATTGGGAGCCGGTCTTACAGAAATTTAAAGATGCGCCTGGTGAGAAGGTGGTCGAACAGCAGATATGTCTGAACGCCCAATGGCAGCCCGTAGAGTGGTACGCCAAGGACGCATGGCTGCGAGTGAAGTCCGACCTCACGATCCTCAACGGCGACCAGGCAGTGCAGATCGACTACAAGACCGGCAAACAAAAGGATGACTTCACGCAGCTTAGATTAAATTCGGCCGTGACATTTCATCTGGCACCCGAGATCAAGCAGATCAAGCATGGATTCCTCTGGGTCAAATCAAAGATCATGACCTTCGAGACGATGCACCTGACCGACGTACCGGCCTTCTGGGCGGATATGCTGCCACGAGTGCAGCGGTACACCGACGCCCACGTGCGTCAAGATTTTCCACCCAGGCAATGCTTCCTCTGCAAGAAATATTGCAAGGTGAAGTCGTGCCACTACAACGGGACCTGACATGAGCCAACCCTACAGCAACACCTACTTTCTTGTCCTGCTTCGCGGCATCGACATCCTGTTTTGCACCTGGATTTGGCGGAAGTATGACATCACGATTTCATCGATGTGCGGTCTTGAGCTACGCAAGCCGAACCCGAAGCGGTGGGCGGTGCTGCTCGGCGGCGCACTGAACAAACTCCAAGTGGGCCATTGCGAGTCGGCGATCACATCAGACATAGCCCGCGTCGTGGCGGCGCGAATCATCCTGGAAGGAACCTGATATGAAAGGAGTAAACGTTATCGAGCTAAATCACGGTACTGTGATGGAAGCGATCCAAGAATATATGGATAAGCGCTTGGTCGAGAAGCCCGTTGTGGTTAATATCAGTAGCCTCAACCTGCACGGTGGTATTGATACTGGTCAGGGTACGATGGCCGTGGCACTCCAGACGAACAAAGACTTTATAGACGGCGCAAAGACGTGACGACCGTCGCATTCAAAGATGGCGTGATGGCCGCAGACTCGCGCGGCAACGATGAGAACGTTGGCATCGTTGCCATTCCCAAGGTCTTTAGGAAAAAGATCAAAGGCAAAGAGTACATATTCGGCGTTGCTGGTTACTGGGAGGCCGCGCTCATGTTCGTAGAGTGGTTCCGCACTCGTGACAACGCTCTTCATGAACGCCTGATGAAGCTCTCCGGTGACGGCGAGTTCGATGTATTGATTTGGGATGGCAAAAAGCTTCTGGCCGCTGATCAACTCATGTATCCAACAGAAGTGACCGAGGCATATTATGCGCTAGGTTCTGGTGCCAAGCACGCAATCACAGCGATGGACTGCGGCAAGAGCGCCCGCCAAGCGATACAGATGGCGATGAAACGTGACTCTAATACGGGAGGCCGCGTCGTCTCCATGAGGCTTACAGATGACTAGATACAACTGCCCGAAGTGTGGCAACAACTCCATGCGCATCTGCGCGAAGACCCCGGGAGGCAAGCCCCGCTGGGAGTGTCGCCATGGTGGTGTGTTCTGCTGTTCGACAACCAATCCAGGTGGACCAATGACTGACAAATCCGGGAACCGCTCCAAGCGGCCCATCGTTTTCAAGCGGCCATTGCGGCCCGAGACCAAGACCTTCATCATCACGTCGGCGCAGAATGCGACGCCCGTGCATCCAGGCTTCTGGGATTGCCTGCAGACAGCCCGCAAAGCCCTCAACGCCGAGTTGTTGGTGGTGCCGATCAGGTACAAGAACCCGACATCTCGCTGGACAGCGTCACAAAAGAACGAGGAGTCCTGGGCAGCCGAGGTCACTCCATTCCTGTACAACCATCGCCACGCACTGAACAAGAACCTGCTGTTATTGGGTGACATCAAAACTCAACCGACGGCCGCTGATCCATTGTCTGGCTTCGAATCAATCTCTGGTGCGGAGTCTGCCATCATCGCTCACACCAAGTTGGCTTTGCGATCTGTCGCGACACCAGCTTCAAAGATGGCGAAGATTATCACGACCACGGGGGCTTGCACGGTACAGAACTACACCGACTCGAAGGCCGGTAAAAAAGGCGAGTTCCACCACGCCCTGGCTGCGATCATAGTGGAGGTCGATGGACCTATTTTTCACGTGAGGCATGTCAACTATGACAAGAAGACAGAGAGCTTTACAGACCTTGAGACTCGTTACAAACCGGCTAGAGCGGTACGTGCCCCTAAGCCTTTGGCTCTTGTTATGGGCGATACCCATGTCGATTTTATCGATCCTAAAGTTGAAACTGCAACGGACGAAATGATCGCGATGCTCGAACCCGCGCACTTGATCTGGCACGATCTGCTAGACGGCTACGCGGCGAACCCGCATCACTTCGGCAATCCGTTCAATGCGTTCGCCAAGCGCCAATCTGGTGCTGACGACGTGAAGAAAGAAGTCTTTCGAGCCATCGACCACATCGTGGCAAAGACTCCCGACGATACCGTGTCGGTGATCGTGAGTTCGAACCACGATGACTTCCTGCGGCGCTGGGTCGTGACGAACGACTGGCGCGAGGACCCGACGAACGCGGAGTTCTATCTGGCCACAGCTTGGGCCATGATTCGAGACACGAAGATGGGGACAGGCGGCACCGAATATCCGAGTCCGTTCCCTTACTGGCTCAACGAACGTCTCGGCGACAAGAAGAAATTCAAAGCGCTAGGCGGCAATGAATCATTCGTATTAGGTGGCGTAGAACTGGGCATGCACGGAGACCGTGGCCCCAACGGGTCGAGAGGATCGGCCAAGAATCTGCGTCGGATCGGCGTGAGGTCGATCATCGGGCACAGCCATTCACCGGCTATTGAAGAAGGTTGCTACCAGGTTGGTACATCTACCAGGCTCAGGCTTGAGTACAATAGCGGCCCGAGTTCCTGGTTGAATGCACACTGCCTCTTGCACGCTGACGGCAAGCGGCAGTTGATCGTAATCGTCAACGGCAAATGGAGACTGCAATGACGCAGACAGTCAAAGGGTCTATCGTTGAAGCGTGGGCCAACATCGCTGTAGGGTTTTCCATAAACTACTGCGCGAACCTTTTGATTTTCCCCCTGTTCGGGATGCACATATCTCCTGGAAATAATTTTCTGATGGGTATGATGTATACCATGATCTCTCTAGCCCGCAGCTACGTTCTTCGGCGGTGGTTCAACGGTTTAAAATTTGGAAACAGATCAACATGAGTCTACCCACTGACGACAAAGCCCGCAAGGCGATGCCGATCCTCACGTATCTGACCGAGTATTTCCCGGATGCAACGCTGGCCGAAGTGGCAGTGTCCGTCGCTGGCAACGAGCAGCATAACCCGGGCGAGCCGCTGCACTGGGCGCGCGAGAAGTCCAAGGACCAACTGAACACCGCATTCCGCCACATGTGGGATCACAAGCGTGGCACGGTGAAGGACATCGATGGCCAGTATCATTTGGCGAAAGCAATTTGGAGGCTCAAAGCTGAGCTACAATTGCAGATCGAAGCGGACAAATTGAAGCGGTCTGAATTGACCAAAAATATAATCGAAACCGCCGCGATCATAGATGCTCAATTCACTGAGGTGAAAGATGACTCCCGAAGGAAAGGTAAAGCTCGCCGTCGATAAAGTTCTAGTAAGCGCGAAAGCCTATAAGCACAAGCCTGTGATGAATGGCATGGGTGCCCCAGCGCTGGATTATCATGTCTGCCACCGGGGCGTCTATGCCGGGATCGAGACCAAGGCGCGCGACAAGAAGCCCACTGTTAGGCAGATACGCACCATGAAGGATGTCGTGGCTGCCGGGGGCGCGGTGTTCCTGATCGATAGCGACGACGGAAAAGATTTCTCGCAACTACAAGGATGGCTGTTGCAGCCGATACCAGGATTCGTTTCTAACCTAGCGCATCGAGCGCTCAACTCTAAGGAGCTTGTTGATGACACATGCAATGATTGATCTCGAAACCCTCAGCACTCGCTACGACGCGGCGGTGATCTCCATCGGCGTTGCGATCTTCGACGACGAGAAGATTCTGGACTCGGCCGGATGGGCGTTGGCCCCCGAATCGATCCATGGTCACATCGATCCGAAGACCGTGCAGTGGTGGACGCAGCAGGCGGAAGCAGCCCGCGAATTCTCTTTCACTGGCAAGTACGGCTCGCACACAGCAGGCTTCGAACTGAAGACGCTGCTCGCGAAGTACGACGTGAAGGAAGTCTGGTCGAAGGACCCTCACTTCGATCACGTGATCCTGACATCGTGGTGGGATCGAGTGAAGACGGTCGAGAACTACAACCTCGGTGACTTCCCGTATCACTACCGCGCTCCGCGCAGCTACCGAACCCTTGAGGCCGAAACGATACGGGCTGGTTTTACCAAAGATATGTGGCGGCAGTTCAACTACGTCGCGCACAATCCGGTTGACGACGCCGTCACTCAGGCGCGGGCGGTTATCGAGATGCGCCGCTTGATTGGGGGAAACCGTAATGCCGGCTGCTAATGGAGGACCATGGGGATGAGATCAACTGTCTACGACAAAGACTTAAAGCATCCGCACATTGTATTCGAGATCAACTGCGATCTAGAACTTCTGACGGCGTGCGTGAAAGACGGTGAAGTTAAGGCAGCCGATATTCTCGCGGCGGTCAAACGAACTATGGACGGAGTGAACGCGGCAATCCTGAAAGGCCAAGCAAAATTGAAAGCGGAGGCCGAAGAAGTTTAATGTTGAGTGTCCATCAACCGACGAGACAGATTGTTTTGCCGTATCGGGCAGACGTGGAAGCCATAGTGCGACCACCTGCCGCACAAAGGTTCGAGCATGACGGTGCATGGTGGCTAGCTGTTCCCCATGATGTGGATACGGTGAGACTGCTGTGTAACCTCGGGCTTAAGGTGCAGAGTCCGGCGCTGTCGTACTACGATCATTGGAACCAAGGTGCGAAGCCACCGTTCGACTCGCAGAGAGTCACGGTGGATATGTGTACCATCTATACTCGTGCGTACATCCTATCGGAGATGGGCGTTGGCAAGACGCTGGCAGCATTGTGGGCCTACGACTATCTCCGGTCGATAGGAAAGGTCCGCAAGCTGCTCGTGGTCGCGCCTTTGTCTACACTGACAACTGTTTGGGACAACGAGATTTTTGAAAATCTTCCACACTTAAGGACGGTAGTTCTCCATGGCGACAAAAAGAAAAGACTTAAACTCCTCGCGAGCGATGCAGATGTATACATCATCAATCATGATGGAGTTGAGGTCATCCACCCGGAGCTTTTCTCAAGAACTGATATTGACACAGTCATCATTGACGAAGTTGCTTCGTACCGGAATAGTAGATCCAAGCGTTTTAAGTCGCTTGAACCCCTCGTCAAACGATCCGCATACAGTTGGGGCCTTACTGGTTCACCGACTCCTAATGCTCCGACTGACGCTTTCGGACAAGCTCGACTCCTCACTCCACACTCTGTCGGATATAGTTTCAAGGCTTTCAAAGACCGAACGATGCGACAGATCGGCACCTTCAAGTGGGTCGAGCGGCCCGAAGCCATCGACATCGTCCACGAAGTCATGCAGCCCGCCGTGCGATTTACGAGAGAACAATGCTTCGACTTGCCCCCCACAACGTACACGACGCTGCAAGTCCAACTCGACCCAGCGGCGCAAAAGGCTTACAAAGAAATGGTCGAAGAACTCGCCACCGAGATTCGCAGTAACGAAATCACTGCCGCCAACGAAGGTGTCAAGCTATCTAAGCTCCTCCAGATCAGCGCAGGGTTCGGCTATGACGGCAACGGAAGCGGCCATTACATCGGCGGCATCGACAGATTCAAGACGATCTTCGAACTGATCGAAGGGACGCAGGGCAAGGTAATTGTGTTCGCGTCGTTCAGATATATGGTTGAGATGTTGGCGGGAGTTCTGGGAAAGAGATACAGCGTCGGCATGATCCATGGGGATGTACCGAAGGCACAGCGCGATCTTATCTTCTCCGGCTTTCAGAAGGGTTCGAGTCCACGAGTTATCGTTGCGCATCCGCAGACCATGGCTCATGGTCTAACACTCACTGCCGGGTCCACCATTATCTGGGCGACGCCGACCACGAGCCTTGAGATTTACCAACAGGCCAATGCGCGGATCACCCGTAGCGGCCAGACGCAGAACACGCACATCGTGAATCTCACGGCCACGAAGGCCGAGAGTGCTGTATATTCCAGGCTTAGAAAGAAGGCAGCGATGCAAGGAGCGCTGCTGGAACTATTCGAAGATTAATCCCCTAGCTGAGAGGGCTGCCTTCGGCAGATGCCCCAGACGCTGTTAGCCGGTTCGTGGGCGTAGAGAAAAACACCGGCAGTGGGAGCAACCCGTGCGCTTCGGCGCTACTCCTCGGGGCTGTGATCCCACAATGCTTATAACATCAGGAGATTTATTCATGACCGTAGATGACGTTCTTGCCGCGTACCTGGCACTACGCAAGCGCAAGGAGGAACTGAAGAAGGAGCAGGCTGATGCAATGGCTCCGATCAATGACCAGATGAACAAATGTTTGCTCTGGGTTCAGCAACAAATGCAGGTTCAGGGCTTGACTAACTTCAAAGGACCGAGTGGAATAGCGTTTCTGCAAACGGACACCTCCGTCTCAGTCAAAGATTGGGACGCAACGCTGGAATGGATCAAGTGTACCGACAATTGGTCAGTTCTGGAAAAGCGAGTCAGCAAATCTGTCGTCCAAGACTTCATCGAAGCGAACAACGAAACTCCTCCGGGACTCCATGTCTCGACGGAGATCGCTGCACACATCCGTAAATCATAGAAGGTAAGTATGAGCAACAATTCCCAGATGACTTTGTTCCAGCACGAGACCAACGCTGGCCCCGCTCGCTCCCTCGTGGCAGCGTCCATCGACAACAGTTTAGGCGAGGGCATCCGCAGCAGCTACGCGATCCTTTCGATCAAAGGCGGCAAGTGGCGCATCAAATACAAGAAGAACGAAACCGCATTGCAGGCGATGAACCCGCACACGCAGCGCCTTGAACCGATCCCTTCCCTTGAGATGATCATCGTCAAGGCCAACGGCTTCCTGAACAAGCAGTATTACAAGGGAAAATACGTCGAAGGCAGCACTGCGCCGCCCGACTGTTATTCTCTGGATGGCAAAGTGCCGAGCGCATCCGTCAAGGCTCCAATCCATTCCAACTGCGCGATGTGCCCGATGAACCAATTCGGTTCGTTGATCGGCGACAACGGCGTGAAGCAGAAAGCCTGCCGCGACACCAAGAAGTTGGCGGTCGTTCCGCTCGTCGATCCGCGCAACGAATCGTGGGGTGGTCCCATGTTGTTCCGTGTGCCGCCGAGCGCGCTGGGCGATCTGTCCAAGCTCGCCGATGCACTGAAGGCGCGAGGCTTTCCGTACAACGCGGTGGCCGTGCGATTCTCTTTCGATCTCGATGCGTCTCACCCGAAACCGATCTTCAATGCGATCCGCGCATTGACGGACGACGAAGCCGAGACCGTCCTGGAACTCTACAACAGCGATGGCACGGCAGCGGTCCTGGCCGACAACGACATCGTCGTCGATATTGATAAGCCGAAGGAAGCGCCGCAAGCTGATCCGATCTTCGAGCAGCCTACCGTTGCCGTCGGTCCCACGCCGGTTCAAGCCGCCCCCGCCCCGGTCGCCGCCTTTGCACCCCCTCCCCCGGCGACTCAGCAGGCTCCTGCTGCCACGACGTTGGTGGGTGCATTCGCTCCGCCGCCTCCCCCTCCCGGGATGCACGGCGCTGTGATTCAGCCGTTCGCGCCAAACGTCGCGCCGCCTCCGATGTCAGCCTTTGCGCCGCCTCCTCCGGCTCAGCCAGCCCCTGTTCAGCAAGCGGCTCCTGCGCCTGCTGCGGCCCCGGCCAACCCGTTCGCGGCAGCGGCCGAGGCCGAGGCCGAGGCGAATGGTCAGCAAGCTCCTGTGGCCCCCAAGGCACCGCGCAAGAAGACACCCCCGGTTCAGGTCCCGGAATCCGCTCCGGTCGCCATAGCGCCCAACACCGCTCCTCCACAGGGGCAATTGGACGATGATGTGAACAACATCCTCGCGGGTCTCAGTGCCTTCACTGGCGGTGCGAAGTAGCATGGCATCGTTCTACGAGCGGGTTCTGCCCGCCGTAGGACCTTTCACCCTGCTCACAGGCGCGACCG